ATGATACATTTAACAAATTTAGCAGCAAAAAATTTTAAAAGATTAGCAGAAGATCAGGAAGCAACTGACAAACATTTACGTGTACAAGTTAAAGGAGGAGGTTGCGCTGGATATGAATATGTGTTAGAATTTGACTATCCAGAAGAGAGAGATCATGTGTTTACAGACAAAGACGTTAATATTTGTGTAGATAGGAAAAGTCATCTTTTAATAGATGGATTGGAGATTGATTGGAATACTGATCTTGCTGCTCCAGGTCCACGTTACAATAACCCCCGTGCTAAAGCTACTTGTGGATGTAGTACTAGTTTTAGCATTCCAGATAACTTTGAATTTCAGGAAAAACCATCATGGATGCAAATGTCAATTTAAATGATTATGCTGAATTTGTAGATTCAGTTACAAGCAAAGAAAGTAAACAATATAGTGATTTTGTAAGCAGATTAGCTAGTTTAGAGGCAGGACCTCACGTTGATGACAGTGTTAATATTCCTAGAATGATTACAGCAGCTATTGGTTTATCTAGTGAGTCAGGAGAGTTTGCTGAAATTGTTAAAAAAATAATTTTCCAGGGAAAGCCGTGTGATTCAGATACAGAATGGCACATGAAAAGAGAGCTAGGAGATATAATTTGGTATTGGGTACAAGGATGTATGGCTCTCAACATTGATCCCAATGAAGTCATAAAAATGAATATAGATAAGCTTGCCAAACGCTATCCTGGAGGTAAATTTGATAGTTGGTTTTCAGAAAACAGGAAAGACGGAGATTTGTGACTGATATTATTATATCTGGTTTGACTTGCCAAATTGGTCCAGATTTTTATCCTTGCATTCACGCATGTGACATCACAATAGATTCTAAAATTTATAATTTAAATGATTTTATATTAAGTACTAATACCCAACCAAAAATTATAAAAAAAACAGGATATTTTACAGCAAATTGGGGAGTTTGTAGGAAAAAACTACAACATTATAAAATAATTGATGAAATAAATTATGATTTATTTGTATTTGAATTAATTAACATAGATTTAGAAAAAAATTATTTAGCATTAAATAAAATCATATATAATAATGAGTATTTAAAAAATGTTTTGGATACCTAATTTTGAAAACTTAGAAGACTTATTAGAATACGAAAAAGTTTTTTTAGAAAAATATAAAAAAAGTATTAATTCTAGTGCATATTATCAAATGACACAAATTAAAAATGAAATAGATCAAAGGAAGAAAGAATTAACAAATAAAGATGCTGACAATAATAAGTCTGAATTTAATAATTATTTAAACATTGGATGATGTGGTTTAATAATTATATTAATAGCAAGGGTGAAATAACACTACCTATTGACAAAGCTATAGATATATTGCAGTCAGGAGGAGACATAAATAAGTTTGTTTTAGAAGACTGTATTGATGTTACAAAATATAACAAACTATCACAAAAAAAAATATCTACAAAACATAATGATTTAAAATGGATGATTCCTAAAAAGTATTTAGATATTGATATATATGATTTTTTTAGACAATTTAATTTAGAACTAAGTCAACAAAATAGAGTTGACTATGAATTAGCAGTATATAATAAAAAAGGATTATTGATTATTTTAAAATTAATGATTTATTTGGTAGATGTGATGCGAGAAAATAAAATAATTTGGGGGGTAGGTAGAGGCAGCTCTGTAAGTTCTTATTTGTTATACCTAATAGGAGTTCATAAGGTGGATAGTTTAAAATACAATTTAGATTTAAAGGAATTTTTAAAATGAAAGAGATCAAAACTGCAAGAGGAAAAACTCTTAATATTGTTCCTCTAATTAAAAAAAATGAAACTGCAGTAGCAGTAGGAAATATGAATGTTAATGCTAGAGGAGATTTATTGGGAAAAGGAGGAAAAATTGTTAAAACTTATAAGCAACGTGAAAATTTAAATACAATAAAACAAGAGGAAAGCATAGGTTTAGGACAAGAATCAGAAGCAGAAACCGAATACCCAAAATTAATTAATTCATACACTAGAAAAGGTAAAATTATAGAGGAATGGGAACATCAAGATGGTAGTATTGAAGAAAGGACAGTAAAATGAAAAGACCATTAAAAGGAAAAGTAGTAACTGAAGCAGTAGATAAAGGTGAAAGAGTAACTGATGCTGGTATTATTATACTAGATGATGATGGTAAGGATATTGGTGTAAGACCCAGATGGTTTAAGGTACTACAAACACATCCTGATGAGGAAGAAGACATTGCTGCTGGAGATTATGTCCTTGTAGAACACGGAAGATGGACTAGGAAAATTAACCATGATCAAGAAGACTTTTGGATTGTGGAAAGCAAAAGTATTATGGCAAAATCTGAACACTTGCCGAAATCTGTATAAGTAATAAATATATTATATATTTTACCACATCATGATATACACTTCTAGTGAAAATCTATTTATATTTGGAAAGTTAAA